CTTTCAAGATAATAATAATTTGCCACACAATTTAATCCGTATCCTCCAGAAAACACAACATTTTTACATCCACTCATCTCAACTGCTTTGTAAATTAAATCTAAACATTGTTTCTGTGTTTCTTTTTGTACTGCGTAAGCCATGTCTCTTCTGTTTTGCATTTTTGTCCAATCTTGGCCTTTGTCAGAATCAGGATTAGCATCCACAAAAGGATATATTTGACTGTTTACCTGCGCCGCATTTGGGTAAGTTGGTATGATAAAGTTTCTATTTGATAATTCAAATTTTCCTTCTTTTTGAAACAGTGGTGGTATTACATCATTTTTCTTTCCATAAGGAAACAATCCCATAGTCTTTCCTGCCTCAATGGCGCTGAATCCACAATACTGAGTTATTGCTTCATATGTTTTTGTTATGCCTGCTTTGTCTGTGAATAATGCTTCATGTGTTTTTCCTGGTTCACTAATACTTTCCGAATCCATTTCAGGATAGTAACCTCCTGGACTTGCTGTGCCTGTTGCATAATGTTTGTACAGTGCAAAGATATCATTAGGATAATCACAACTGAATATACTTTCAACTTCAAATACAGTCATGTCACCTGCTACACTATTCTTAATAGGTATAAAAGTTCCTGCACCGTCAACAATCACTGCAACTGCTTTGTCAAAACCTGATCTATAAAATGCACACGCGGCATGAAGTTTGTGGTGTATATGTGATAAGTCAATAACTTGTGGATGTTCTATCTTATGAATGTATGGATCTATTAATCCTAACTTTCTAGCAATACCTGTGTATACATCATCTCCTGAATAATCTACTCTGCCAGTAGATGGATCTTTCAATGATTGTGTATGTGCAATTATTAGGTAATCAATCTTGTCCGTGTATTTTAATATTTCAAACATGGAAGCATAAGGACCACCATCATATTTTCTTCTTGATAGTCTTTCTTCTTCTATTGAAAATACTATTTTGCCGTCTTTCAGTAAACATACACCTGCGTTGTGACCTCTTGCCACTGCGGCTATGTATCCTGTTTTGTTGTATTTGTTTAAATCATCACTCATGTTATTCCTCTATTGGATCTCCGTTAACAGCAGACACTACATAATCTTCTATCTCAGGAGTCATTGACATAATTCTTTCATGCTTTCTACTGATCCTTTCATCGAAACTTATTCTTATAGGGTCATATTCTCTATCAAATTGTCCCATATCAATAATTTTAAAACTTTTATCGTCTGGATATGAAGTGTTTATCGGATACGTTGCTCCCATAACAACACTTGCTGGAGTTTCCATTGCTTTTGCAAGATGTTGACCTACACTATCACATCCTAAAAAGTGATCTGCATACTTTATTAAACCTGCCCAGTTACGTAAATCTGCTATTTCAGGAATAGCAACCTCATCTTTAAATCCTGCGTCTTTAAATTCTATTCCGAACTCAGCCATTACGCATACTGCCCAATCTTTTTCTTGTAATTTTTTAATAATTTTTTTTAAATTTGTGAATTCTATACTTCTATTGCTTTTGTCTATGAAAGAATTATCTATTTGTGTAATAGCACGTCCAAAAGGTTGTATGATGACTAATTTTTCTTTCTTAACTTTTTCTTTTATTTCATCTACTGCTTTTCTTCCTTCTAAAAGTTCTTCTTTACTTAATATTAAAGTTGGAGCAGGCAATTTTCTTACTCCTTTTTTGTTAATCAGTATATCAAATGCTTGGGCGATGTCACATTTCTGATTGAAATATTCATTCAGTCTGTAAGGTTCAGGACTTACTATGTCCATGTTAATTAATTTTGTGTGGAATAAATTTTTATGATACATATCATAAGTTTTATTATCCAATGTTGGATGTCCATTTAGGATATTACAAATACCTTCAATCACAATAATAAAATCAGGATCTTCCTTTGATTCATAATATTTTTCCAAGGCAGGAATCGCAGATATTATTCTTCCCATTCCGCCATTTAGAAAAAAAGCCTTAGGTCTTTTCGAATTGCTCATATAATTTATTTAATGATTGGTCTACTGAAGGTATGTTAAGTCTGATTAGGGTTTGAACTCGGGAAGTGGTGGGAATAATATCTTCCAATGCTTGATATTTTTGTATGTTTGAGGCACTGTTTTTAACCATTCGCCATACTTAATAATATAGTCTCTTTCTTCCGTGTTGTACAAATCTCTTTTGGCTTCTCTTATACAGTCTTTGATGTGTACCTGTACGTTCATATCAAAGGATTCGCGTTCGATTATGTGTGCTCTAAATTTTGGTGTGCTATATTTGCCGTCGTTGTAATGCATTGATCCCACATAATAAATTTGTGCCATTAATCCTGTTTCAGGTGAATGCACATACTCCCAAGTCTCTGGTTTGCCATAGAAATCTGTTGTGCCTAGTTCCTCTACATAGTTTGGAACATCTTCATGATAGTATCTACCACTTATAAAAGCCGCTTCCCAAGGATATTCTCTCGCATCAATTATAAAACTGTCGCAACCCTCGTCGTGAATAATCTTTCTAGATTCTATTTCTTCCAGGCTCATTGCTTCTACTAGAACTTCCAATATCAATCCATCCTTGATACGTCTATTCACTCTCATAAAATTTAATCCTGTGTAAAAACAAGGGTGAGTTACACCTTCGCTGAAATCGTCTACGTATGGTTGATTTGGTAGTGTGACGTCGAATGGAATTTTGTTGTTGATAAATGTGAGATGATTCAAATCATCTTGTGAGTATTTGTCTGCTGTATCTACTTCAATTTTTTTGTAAGGCATACTCGTACTTATTTTGTGAACGAAACCTTGCTTTTAAAAATGATTGGTGTTTTTGGATTACGTTGCTATTAATGTTGCCGCGTCAGTTACTAATGTACCGCTTGTATCGATAGTATTTGGTCCAACTGCTGTAACTGTGCTTGTTGGATAGTTTGCCGCTATACCAATTTGTCTAATACGTGCTTGTAAGTCTGCCGCTGTTGCACTGTTATCACATACAACAGTCATTGTACCACTGTTGTCGTCTGTAGTATGATAAACTAAAGGATTAATTTCTCTACAAATTGCCTCTACTGTTTCGTCAATAGCATCATCTTCTGCTCTTAGATCAACTGCTGTACCGTTTGCAATTTTTACTAAAATTTTAAATGCAAATGCACCTGGGCTAAAAACGTTTCCTGCTGTTGAAAGACCTGATCCGTTTACTCTTGTTACAGTTGCCATGGCAAATTATTATTTGTAGTCTGGTTGTTGTGGGAAAGGAATTTTCCAGTGATCTTTACCAGAATATTTTGTGCTTAAACCTTCTAGTGTAGATTTGTAAGCGTTAATTGCCGTTTTTTCATCATCTGAGTAAACATCTCTTGCCGCTTCTGTTGTTGCGTTGGCAATGTGTGAATTTACTGATTCTGTGAAATCTGCTTCTGTTACTGTGTGAACTCTTACTGTTGGTTCTGTGATAGCACCGTCTTCAAATTTTATTGTACCTTGATTGTAAATCTGTGCAAGTACACCTGAACCATCGTGCCAGTAAAAAGTAAATTTTTCTGCGTCACCGTTACCATCTGTTGTGCCTAAATCTTCTTCGTAATCAGCAACGTCACCTGTTGTGTAAAAACCTGTTATGTATGCAACCCATTTTGTATCTACATCTGCGTCTAAAGTTGTTGATGTACAACCTTCTGCTACTGGGTTACCTGCAAATTCTGCCTCTGTATCACCTTCGTCAATCCAGTTACCAACAATTTTAGATTCGTTGTTGTACTCGATTTTAATGTATCTTGGACCTTTGTAAGTTCCTGTGATAGTTGTGTTGTCACTAAAGTCGTTCTTTAGTGGTTCATTTGGCATTGCTATACTAAATTCTTTTGTAAACATTGTTTTTATCCTCTTACAGTTTTATTTATCTAACTTCAATTATTATGAAGCAACAAATCTGATTCTTACTCCTCCGAATCCACCTCTGATTCCGTGATCTCTTACATCAGGACATGGGTTAGGGCCAATTCCGCCGCCACCCACTGGTAGATAATTGTTACATCCTTGCATTTCATAACATCCACAAGATCTATCTGATCTCCAACAGTGTGAGTCTGGAGTTCCTTGTCTTGGCGTTTTAGATGCTGAGTTCAAAGCCGCATAATATTGGAATATTTGGTTACCTGACCATTGCGACATCGGAGTTCCATCCGACTCTTTCTGGAAAGTAATCAACGCACCGTTAACAGCAAATTGTCCTGCTGGAATCGGAACGTGTTGTTGGAATCTACATTTACAGTGTGGGCAACATCCAAAGAATGATACACAACCGAATTGTCCGCAACAGTTAATTGTTCCACCATAAGCACACGACTGCCATGAATCTGTACTACCGTCTGTACATACGTTACAAACTAGTCCACAGTTATCATTGTTACATCTTACAGTGCAGAATCCTTGTGCTCTGTAACAACAGTATAAAGAACTTCCTGTTGTACACATTGATTTTCCACCGTAACCACCTCTTGCACACATACAGCCATTTCCGTTAGATGCTGTGACCCAACAAATACCTGTTGGGTTAGAACATCCTGAGTGACATAATGGGTGAGCCTGACAAGGCATACCTGTACATCCTGTTAGTGTGTCGTTTGCTTCTACAGTAATTTCTCTATAAGAATATCCACCTGCGTTGCCTGGTAATCCGTCACCACAACAACACATTCTAGCACCTGAACCGCCTGCTCCCCATATTTCTATGTGAGCCTTACCAGCCGCTGGAGCCGTCCAACATACACCATTACAAAAGTTAGTGTAGTTAGTACCTGGAGTCCATACGTAGATATATCCAGTCTCTAGGTTTTCCTCAACCATCTCTGCTGGGTTTCTGTTAGTCAATAATCCTTTTAAACTAGCCATATACTATATTTACTCCTTATCCTTACGGTGCACTATCTAGATCGTAGTCGTTAGTGCTACTTACAAATTTAATTCTAATTAAACCTAAACCACCTCTGTGTGCGTGATCTCTTACACCATCACACGGTCTTGGACCTTGTCCGCCAATACCTGCTGGCATAAAAGGTATACAACCATTGTGCTGATAACAACCACAACTTCTGTTACCTGTCCAACAAGCAGTGTATGGACCACCTTGTGTTGGTGATCTTGTTGCTAGGTTAAATCCATGTGAGGCATTCATCCAACCACCCATTCCTGACCATTGTGATCTTCCATTGTCAGAATCTAATGTGTAGTGTACTTCACCACCTTTTGTAGATATCATTCCTGGTGGGAATTTAATTACTGGAACTTGTCTACAGTTACAGTTTGGTTGACATCCTCTAAAATAGAAACAACTGAATCCGCCGTAGCAGTTTGTATCTCCGCCATATGCTTGGGCACAGAAAGTTGGTTCACTTGATGAATCTTTAAAGTTACAAATAATTCCGCAGTATTGGTCTCCGCCTTGTGTGTTACAGAAAGCACCTGCTACAAAACAACAGTAACCTGAGTTACCTGTTGAACAGTAAGAGTAACCACCCTTACCACCTTGGGCACACATACAACCGTCGGCACCACCTGCAAACCAACAAATTTGTGTTGACTCTGAAGTACCTCTGTGACATAAATCATCTGAGTTACCACATGACATACCAACTATTCCACAAATGAAACAGCCAGCCGCCATTGTTAAAACTTTTTTACTGTATGCTCCTGGATTTCCGTTTATACCAAATCCACAACAGCACATCTCTGCACCTGATCCACCAGCACCCCATATCTCAATAGTTGCTGTACCAGCCGATGGTGCTACCCAACACACGTGACATCTAAAGTTTGTACCACGCATACTACCTGGATAGTACTGATAAATTCTTCCTTGCTCTAGGTTAGTCTCGTTACCTACTGCAAAATCATATTTGGTTTGTAATAATGTTGTTAAACTTGCCATAATAAATCCTTAACTAATAAATCTAATCCTTACTGCTCCAAAGCCACCTCTGATTGCGTGATCTCTAACACCTGGACAAGGGTTAGGTCCTCTACCACCAGTTCCTACTGGAAGTACTGGCACACAACCGTCGTTTTCATAACAACCACAAGCACCACTGAAACCCCAACAAGATGACCAAGGTATACCGCCTGTTGGGAATCTACCTGATCCTAATCCTGCTCTGTGTTGGTGATGTCCTTGACCTGACCATTGAGCGAAACCGTTACCGTCATCATTTGTATATACAATCATCCTTCCCTCTTTGGAACCTTGTCCCGCTGGAGTTGGAATGTGGTGATTAAACATACAAATACATGATGGATAACAACCAAATGCTGATACACAAGAATTTAATCCTGGTTTATTTGTTTCACCACCGTATGCACAGGCTACCCATGCACCGTTACATTGGTTACAAATAATTCCACATTGGTTATTGTCTGTTTTTGTTACACAGAAACCATTTGCTCTGTAGCAACAATAAAAACTGTTATTAGTTGAACAATAAGTTATTCCACCTCTACCACCTTCTGCACACACGCAAGTCTCTGCGCCACCTATGCAAAATCTTAACATGGTAGGTTCTGAACAACCTCTAAAACATAAATCTGATGAATTTCCGCAAGATATACCAGTACAACCACAAATGTAGTCGCCGACTGACATCACAACTGTTTTCTTAACATAGGCACCTGAGTTACCTGGAAGACCAAAACCGCAACAACACATCTCAGCGCCAGAGCCACCTGCTCCCCACGCCTCTACTACTGCTGTTCCAGATACGCTTGGATGGAAACAAAATCCGCACCATATTCTAGAGTAGTTTGCACCGTTATGGTATGTAAAAATCTGACCTTTTTCTAGGTTAGATTCCGCAACCGATACGAATGCATCTTGCTTTGTACCGAGTAATGATTTTAAACTTGCCATAGTCTCCGATTCCCAATTAGTTTTATAAGTGTAGTATAATAAAAAATATTATACAGCACCTACGATCCAACCATAAGTCGAACCTGTGTAAATTAAAGTTACTATTGCACCATTTAAGTCAAGAGTCAAATCGTCTGCCGCTCCTTGAATTAAAGATGAATTTCTTGCAACAGTTACCGCGTTAGTTCCGAAACTAGAGTTTGCGTCGATGATTTGAATTGTATCATTTGTCAATAAACTAGTGTTCGTAGGTAACGTTATTGTAAACGTTCCTGAAGAACTGTTTGCTAAGATTCTCTCATTTACCGCCGCTTGGTGTGTTGTACTCACTATTTTAGTGGATACTCCAGCAGTTCCAGTTGTTGATATGTATCTTCCCATTTTTTTTGTTTCCTTCGTTTATACTATTTATGTTATTCTACACAAAATTAAGCAGTACTTGTTTCTATACCAGTAACTACCACACTTACGTTAGCCGCACTAGAGTATGCAACCAATTTCTGTGTTGCACTCAGTACCAAACCTGTTCTTTCTAACACTCCATGAGACAGAATTTCTGTTTCAAATTCAACAAATTCTGCATTATCTGGAGTTGCACTATCCGCCACCGCTAATCTGACACTAATGGCTTGATTACCTCTGTTACAAAACGATACTGATGCAACCGTGAAAGTTGAAGCAGGTGTCGTATACACAGTGGTATTGGTAGCGGCAGTAAGATTTGCTTTTCCTATTCTTCCTGATGCCATGTCCTTTTCTCCTTCTTTTTATTATTAACTATGTATCAACATATTCATCGCTATTGGCACACCAGTTACACCTTTTGTGAAGTTTGCAACACTGCTAATAGTAATTTTACTGTTGTTACTTGTACTTATTGTATTACCCGTAATTACCACTAATCCAGCAGTAATTAAGTTAACATTGAGCGAACTAGCACCACCACCGATCTGTGAAGCGATATAAGTTCGTATTGCTCTTTGTGTTGGTACAATAGCGTCTGAGTTAGCCGCCATCGTTCCATCAGTTGAAAACTCGTTAATTGAAGCACTAGATCCTCCTAATGCTAGATCTCCCAACTGTAATTCTTGTAATCCTGAAATGTTGAATGCATCTGCATTCAATGACGCAATACCTGTTGCCTGTTCTACGTTGAACAAGTCACCAACTCTGAAGTTACCGTCTTGGTCAGTTGAAGTAAAGAATACTCTACCTCCGCCGCCTTCAACAGTTTCGTTAGCCGGTATTGGATTCTGATTTGGTGAGCCTGGGTAATTCGTTGAAGTGAAGTTACCAGTACCAATATCTAAGAAATCGTGTCCTGTTAATCTGTTTTGTGAATATCTAATTCTTATAGATAAACTTGTTCCATGGTCAGGTGCATACTGCGCCGTCACGTTTGGTGAAACTTGTAACAATGCACTGTAAGGTGTTTGTGTTCCAAGTTGACTAGTGATAGCAACTAGTTTGTAGTAGATGCCTGGTCTGTGACCAAACTCGATGTTTGCTCCTGCTCTTGGTAAAGCACTTAAATTTTCTACTTGTATGTATTTGCCTGATTGATGTGAATCTCTAAATCCACCAAACAATTCTGCTGTACCACCACTTGAGTATGCAGTGTAATTTGTTGAATCTATTGGAACTAAAAAGTCATTATCAGCAAAAAGATAAAATGTAGTTGCGTTTATAGTTTTTACATAATAGAACACAGCAGTATTCAATTCTATCATTCCAACTATACCAGTGAATTTAACTCTGTCACCTGTGCTAAAGTTGTGAGCCGCCTGTGTTGTTACCACTGCAGGTCCAGCCTGTGTGATACCTGTCACAGTCGCCTGTGTACCTTGTGCAGTTATAGTCACTGCCGCTGTTTTGTAATCAATACCTCTTGCAACAAATGTTGGTGGACCTAACACACCATCACCAATGTAAGATTGTAATGTTGCGTCTGCTGTGTTGTTAGGATCAACAAGTGTTATTGTTGGTGCAGTTGTGTAAGAAGCACCACAATCGATCATTCTAACTTGCGTAATTTTGTTTGTTACAACTGTTGCTATACCAACTGCGTTTCTTGTTGCAGTTGAACCATCTCCTGCCGGTGCACCTATCTGTACTCTTGGAGTAATTTCATAAGTTGTTGTAGAATCTAAACTTGCTTCAACACTTACGCCACCTAGTACATCAAAACCTGCACTGTTGTCTGAAAGTTTTTTGATTGTTGCAATTTTACTTGCTGAACTGTAAGTGTCAATGTAACCATATTGACCTGCACCTTTACCTTCTGTGATTAATAAGAACATACCAACATAAGCACTTGAGGCTCTGCTGTCTGCCGCCGCTAAAGTGATCTGTGTTGTTGTTCCTGTTTGTGCTGAGTTAGTTGTTGTAATGTAACCGTCACCACCCAAGTTGTTACCTGCTGGATCAGTTACTCTAATTTCATATATACCACCTGTATTAACTGTTGCCGCTGGTGTGTTTAATCCGTAACCATCACCTGAGAAAGTTAAAGTTGTTTGGTTCGCAACATATTCTCTACCTGCGTTTTTGTAGAATAGCGCCTGGATGGCAGTACCATCTGTGAATACATCTGCAAGTGCATCTGTTGATCTGTTGTCAACTGTTGCTGTAACTGGAACTTCTGTTGAGTCAACACCTTCTGACACACAACCAAAGTCACCATATGATGAGTTACCGTTTGTTGCTCTAATTTTTCCACCGTTTTCTGCAAGGTAACCTATATGTCCGTAGTATGAGAATACAGAAACAAGTTCTGCTCTACCTAAGTTAGTTACCCAAGCACCTATACCATCGGAAATTACCTGTGTGAAGTCATTAGCAACGATTGAATCGTTACCACCTTCGTGTAAATTACCATCAATTTTTAATCCAATTGCCGCTGTACCAAAGTTTGTTACGTTTTGTACGTAAGGTGATCTACCACCTAGTCTACATACAACTTCTTGTTGTACTGAGTTTGCTGATGCACTTACCCATCTGTGTATGTATTGGTCTCCACCGCCACTTGCTCCAACATTAACTTGAATTGTTGTGTCTGTGACTGCTTCGATTAATAATTCTTTACCTGCCGCTGGGTCAGTTGTTCTTGGATAAGCATGAGTTGTGTTGTAGTTGTCCTGTGAACATTGGAAACTTAAACTTGCTGTTGTAATTCTAACAGACTCACCTGCTTCCATGTTGTGAGCACCAATTGTCAATACTGTTGTTCCTGTTGCAGGATCATATGTACCATTAGTTGGTGTGTATGATAGTGTACCCGCCGCCGGAGTTGCAATCCATGTTTTGTAATCTTGTGAACCGTATCCTGGATCTAGTGAAACAAAAGCACCTGCTGATGGACGTTTTGTACCATAACTGTTTGCTGATCCTAGTGTTCCTGTTAAACCTTGTAGTGTACAGTTTCTTAAACCAGTTGCATTTCTCATATGGAACATATTTTTTGTAGTTGAACCTTGTACTGCGTTCACATACCATTCTGCACCTTGTAATGATCTTTGGTTTCCAGTGTATTGTAAGTCGTGAATGATTCCGTCTACGTAATCTTTGATGTCATCTTCACAATCTGCAACAACAAAACTTACGCCTGGGTTTTGTCTTTTCACATATTCAGCCGCCTCTTTGGCAATAAATTCTTTGTTTGCTAAAAGTCTTAATCTTGCATCTGTGTAAGCCGCTGTAAATTCAGCAATATTGCTACCTGAAAGTGCTGGTTCCGAACCGTTTGCGTTAATTTTGAAGTCAATGTACTTCTCAATTTGATCAGCGATTGTAGCCGCTCTAGTACCAACAGTCGCGTTACCTGCCGGAGCATCTGTGTTCTGTGTTAGTGTGTTTCCTGAAGTTACTGCTGTAACCGGGAAAGTAACTGCAACACCAAGTGTTGTGTTACCACTTGTTCCAACGATAACTGTGGATGCTGGGATAGTAATGTTGTTTCCAATTATATAACTTTGTCCTGGAGCCGCCACTGTTAATGCAGTCACGAAACCAAATGCGTTAGTTGTGATATTAAATGTTGCACCTGTACCATCTCCACCAGTTGAAGAAACTGCTGTTCCTGTACCTTGAGTTACACCTATGTAACCACCTGGCATAGTAACTGACACAACACCACCTGATGGTGTTTTTGTTACTGTGTTGTTTTGTACAACATCGCTTATAATTGCTTCCATACGTTGTATACCTTGTAGACTGTATTGTACATCTGAAGAGTTAACAACTGAAGCCGCTGGTCTGATGTTTGTTGATCTTAATTCATCTCCAACAACTGCTGTGTTTCTTGAAACTCTCATTGGAAGAATTTCGTTGTAAATTCCTGTTTTAACATTTACAGTAATGTTTGGATTGTTTGCTACTGGTACACTTGTTACGTTACCTGCCGTGATTGCATCTGATGGATATTTCATCAATGTTTCAATTAGTGTAGTTGTACCTTCTTCTGCTGTGTAAGCCGCATTTGCATACTTAGGTGTTGAACTTTGTAAGTTAGTGTGTGATGCGTTTGCAACAACTAATTTAGCAATAGCACTTGCCTGTACAATCGCCGCCGCTGTTTCAGACGTTTGTCCTGTTACATAAGAAGCACCTGCTGGTGTAAAGTAATTTAATGCCGCAAATCTTGATTTAATGTTTCCACCGTGTGTTAAGTCATAGATTGTTGCGTCAATGATTATACCAATGTCTCTTCTACATTTTACTGCGCCGTATGTGAACGAAGTTGTAAATGGTGGAACGTTACCGGCAATCTGTGCATTGATCCAAGCAATAGTTTCATCTTGGATGTATGCTTTGTTTCTTGTAAGCATATAAGCCGCTTGTGGGTTTCTAGGACCTTTATCTATTTCATGAAGTGCATATCTAATTGTTTTCCATGCTCTATCTAAAGTTACACCTGATGTTGGTGCTGGTTTGTCCGTTCCATTTGGACTTACATAATAAACTTGATCAATTTTACCTACGTTGCCCCATTCTGGTAAAGTACCTGCCGCATTAACAACTAATGCTTGTCCCGATGTGCCAATTGGTAATCTTTGTGGACCAGATGCACCGTAAATTAAAATATCACCTTGTGCAGATAATACATCATTTTCAGGACCGCCTGATAATAATTGCCAGTTAGATGTGTCTACACCTGCTCCTGCTGGATAATCTGGTTGATTGATTGTGCTTGGTGCTTGATTGTTCGATGTGTGCGAACCAACACAAATATAAGATGTATCTGTGTTTAACGTTCCTCTTACAATATCACCTTTGTCGTAATAAGTTGCATTGGCCCAGTTGCCTTTCCAGTACATACCTTCATTAAGTTTGTTCCAGTATACAACGTTAGGTGGTCTATTACCTGTTGAGTCTGCAATGTTTATGTAAGTGAAACCACCAACTCTTACAACGTCACCAGTTTTGTATGCTGTTCCGTTGTTGTAGTCGCCTCTTAAATTAAATCCTGTTACAAATAATGCCCAGTCACTTGTTTGCGTTGACGGAACTTTATTTTCGTTTAAAGTTTTTGCAACATATTGGTAACCACCGTAAGTAACTGTGTCACCTGGTTGGTATTTTGTTGCTGAACTCCATGAATCTTCAAATTCTAAACCTGGAACAAATAATGACCAGTTAGATGCATCTGCATTGATGTCTGTTGTTGATGTGTAACCTGTTGTACAGATGTATAAGTTTGCTCCACCTTTAACAACATCGTTTGCTTTGTATCTTGTTGTACCTGCGAAAGCACCTTTGTAATCTATACCTTTGTGTAGGTATTCCCATTTAGATTGATCTGCTTCTAAACCTGATGCCGCCGATGCGTTTGATGTGTGACCTGTTATACAAACATAAATCTGTCCACCATATGAAACTGTATCTTTTGCTTTGTATCTTGTGCTGATTGCCCAAGTGTTTAACCAATTGAATCCTTTAGAAAATGCTTCCCATTTCGCTTGATCAGTTTCTAAACCATCTGCGGTTGTTCCCGCTGAAGTGTGTTCAGTGATACAAAGATAAACTACTCCGCCGTATTTTACTAAATCGTTAACTTTATATCTTGTGCTGATTGCCCAAGATGATTTGTAATCAAAACCTTCAATGAATAAATCCCATTTAGAAGAATCAACTTCTAATCCGTCTGATGCACTTGAACTAGATGTGTGTCCTGTATTCGCAATGTAAATGTAACCACCGTATTTTACAATATCGTTTGGTTTGTAAGTTGTGTTAAGACTCCAATCGCCTTTCCATTCTTGACCATCGGACATCAACGCCCAATTTGCCGCTGTTAAATCAACTTGAAATGATGCGTTAGCCGTGTGGTTGACAACACAGATATATGTTCTACCACCGTATCTTACAACGTCATCTACACTGTATATAGTGCTCGTGTACCAAGCACCTTTCCATACAAAACGTATTCTACCTAGTTTAAACTCTGCCATGGGTTAAAATTTCCTCTTATTAAAGTTATTTATCATTATTGTCCATATCCGTTAGATGGGTCTGTTGCACTAATCGGATCTCCTTCATTTAATTCTGTACTTGCAACACCACCTGTAAAATAGTTTAATGCCATCAAGTAACCGTCAATTCCACCTGCTAATTCAGTGGTTTGTGGGAACGTAATAGTTCCATTAGTTGGAAATGCTTCGTTAAATATTTCGGCATTTCTTACTTTAACTTGACCTGCTCTAAATCCAGAAACGTTCAAGTTAGCACCACCGCCAGATACTCTGTTTCCAATGTAAGAAACAACTGCTTTCTGCGTTGGAACTTTTTCATTAGAGTTGGCAGACATAGTTTCGTCTGTACTAAATTCTCTAATTACAACTTCTGTACCACCTAATACAACACCACCTAAACTTAATTCACTTAATCCTGATAGGTTGAATAAGTCTGCGTTAAGTGTTACAATACCTGTTGACTGTTCTACTTCAAATAATTCACCTGTTCTAAAGTTACCATCTTGGTCAGTTGAAGTGTAGAATACTCTTCCACCGCCACTCATTTTAACTTCTTTATTTTGTTGTGCTTCGTAACCAGTCGTAAACCCTAGGTTAGTGTATAAGTCTGGATAGTTTGTTGTGCTTGTTCCACCAGTACCTATATCTAGGAAGTCGTGTCCAGTTAATCTGATTTGTGAATATTGTTGTCTAATAGTTAACGTTGTTTCATGATCCGGAGATTCATTTTCTTTGAAACTTGGTGATATTCTAAACGTTGCTGATAAGTTTGGTGCACTTCCACTTACGTTTGTAATTTGTGTAACTCTGTATATTTGATCTGCGATTCCTGTAACATATAACAAGTCTCCTGGACCAGGTTCACGTGATAAATCTTTTATTTGTACAACTTTTCCAACTTGATATTCATCTGCTAAACCATCACCAGTAATTGTTGCACTTACATTTATAAATCCTGTACCTCTGTTTGTAAATGTAGGTTGACCTAGTACACCATTTGCAATTCTACATTGCAGTTGTGCGTCAATTGTGTTTTTGTTGTCAGTGATTGTTATGTTAGGCGCCGCCGAATAACCACTTCCTGGATCAAAAATTTGTACTTTTGAAAGTTTTCCTGCGTTTGTAATAACTCTTACTAATGGTGGAGCACCTTTTTTCATTACAGTTGCTGAACTCATTGCAGTTGTTTTTAGTGGAATAAAGTAACCACCTGAATTTCTTCCTTCAACTATTTTGTCATATGTTCCTGAAAGTGTTCCTGTTAATTGTTTCCAACACATACCATCGTAACTGTATGCCACCTCACCATTTGCAGTGATTGCCACAAAAGTTCCTTGCATACCTGTAACTTTGTAAGGTCCACTGTGTGGTAAAGTATCTGATTCAGTCCAAGTTGTAACTGCACTTGTAGAACTTTGTGCCACGTTAGCGTTTGTTACAAAAATTTTATTCAATGACGTTGAATCATCTAATGGTGAATCTTGTACAGGCATTAAGAATTTTCCATTTTTGAAAACTAAATCTTTTGCAAGATATTTGTAACCACCTACACCTTGTCCACCAACTATTGCCGCTAATTGCCATGTAACACCATCGTCAACTGATTCCCAAGTTTGTCCATATTGGTTAGAAGTTATAAACAATCCGTTACCTGCCGCAACATATTTAAATATCGGAGTTGAACCATCATATGGTTCTACTTGTGAGTTTGTCCAACTTGAACCGTTATCTGTTGAACGATATATAATACCTGTGTCTGATACAATTATCCAAGTTGTTCCAATCGCCGCAACACCTGTGAATGTGTCTGAACCAACTGAACCACTTATGTCACTCCATGTAGCACCATCATTAGATGTGTTTACTACACCGCTTGACGAAACTGCTATAAATTTATTTTGATTTGCTTCGATATCATTCCAAGTAGTTGTGGATACGCCACTACAAGTAGTAAAGTTTGTACCGTCTGATGTTCTAGAACCTCTACCAGAACCTAATAATACTGTGATGTTCGAAGAACCTATTCTTCCATGACAACCAACTTGATAATCACCTGCTATCGCTAAATTTGGAGTTGTGCTAGAATAACTTGGTTCTGCAAAACTGGCTCTAGGCTCGATGAAATATTTTGTAGATGGATCTAATGCAGTCGCAATCGGGAAGCCACCTAGTAAATGTTGCCAACCTGGTGTATTATCAAATTCTTTTTTAACTGTTGCAACTTTTGTCACTTCGTTAAAAGTATCAACTATCGCGTACTGTCCTCTACCTGTACCTTCTCTAATGTATATTCTTTGTCCAATAGTCTGTGCCGCAGTGCCCTGATATTGTGCATTAAGTTTGATAGATGTTTTATCACCTGTAATTGATGGACCAGATATACTTGTATAACCGGCACCGCCTGCTGGAGTAGAATCTCCAGGACCCATTAATCTAATTCTGTTTACACCACCATCACGTGTGTTTGCATATCCAAGAGTACCTGCCGCACCTGCACCTGAACCTGAAATTGTAATTGTTCCTGATGTGTAATCCTGACCTGCATGAGCATAAGCAAATGCAAATATTTCGTTTTCATCGTTGTAAACTGCGTCAACAGTTGCTTCTTTTGTTCTGTTGTTAATCTTTGCCGTAATTGCTGTTTCAGTTGGTGTAACACCTTCTGCAACCGAACCAAAATCTCCGTATGAATTGTTTCCGTTTGTTGCTCTAACTTTTCCACCGTTTGTAGCAAGATAACCTATGTGGCAATAGTACGTAAACACAGATACAAGTTCTGATTTACCTTCTCCGTTTGCCCAATAACCTATTCCATCTGATAATACCTGTGTAAAGTCGTTTGCTACGATCGATTTGTTACCACCATTGTGTAAATCGCCGTCAACTTTCATTCCAATACAACCTGTACCAAATGTAGAAACGTTTTGTACATAACAAGATTTACTTGTAATCCATGCACTTGCGTCTGTTGGACCTGTGCCTGGGTTTAATGTAACAAATGCTCCACCTGTTGGACGTTTTGTACCGTAAGAAT